AGCCTTACCATACCCGATTCAGTCACCTCCATCGGAAGCTATGCGTTCAGCCAATGCGCCGGTTTCAGCGGAAGTCTAACTATTGGAAATTCAGTCACATCCATCGGAAGCTCTGCGTTCAGCTACTGCGGCTTCACCGGAAGTCTGACCATCCCCGATTCAGTCACCTCCATCGGAGAAAGTGCCTTCCGAAGCTGCTCTAGTTTCACCGGAAGTCTGACTATTGGCAATTCAGTCACCTCCATCGGAAGCTATGCGTTCCTATTCTGCGCTGGCTTCACCGGAAGCCTTACCATACCCGATTCAGTCACCTCCATCGGAGGCTATGCGTTCTTCTTCTGCCAAGGTTTAGACACAATGTATGCTGGATTTAACTTCAGTGCATTTACTGGTCCAAACTCCTTACAAGATTCCGGCATCACCCAAATCTATGTCAACCCAAGTGCCCTTGGCTGGACTCTTGGTCCCGACCAAACGATCCAAGGCAAACCCGGAATTACCGTTTCAAACTGGGACAACTATCCAGATCCAATACCTAACTAATTATTATGAAAAGGAAATAATCTTATGAAAAAATATGCAATCACAGGCCCTCGCGGAGCCATATTCCGTGTAGTAGATGACGAGCCGCAACACGCTCAACACTACACTGAAATAACCGAAGAACAAGCACAAACTATTTCTGATAGTGAAGCTCGTTTTTTTATTATCGACAGTGAACTTAAAACTCAACAGGAAGTATTTGAAGAATTACAATGGAATAAAGAGTTGAATCAATGGGGCCCAAAACCACCACCTTCTCAAGTCACCGCAAGACAATTTTTCAAAGCTCTTGCTCTTGATGGGCATGGTGAAGAGGAAATTCTTGAAAAGGCGGAACAAGCCGGGTTTAATCCCACTCAGATGCTAGATTTGAAAGCTGAACTCAAGGGTAATTATTTTGATCGAAACAATCCTATGATCGCTATGCTGGCCCCTGTTCTTGGATATGCAACTCCCGAAGATATTGATGAAGTATTTCGTAAAGCATCTCAGTTTTAAACAGAGAGCATAATTATGAGTAGTTTTTTTAGAAGAATAACCAATAGTATTCAAAAACGAATTGATCGTTTATTGGGAAAAAATAAAGATAGTGACAATGATAATGAAATTCCCGAAGGAGTAACTTGGTTAAACCAGGATATTTCCAATTGGAGAGAAACAGCTAAACTAAATGCAAATGTCACTTTCGCGACTATTCAATTGACTAACAACAATAATTGGCCAATCGCAAATCAAAGAGCAACAAACGGAGGTCCATTGGTTGGAAACGTCTGGGTTGTAGCAAAAATTGATGGCACTTGGTATGCTGCAACATGGGACTGGATGAGACCCGGGCAGCAGAGTAAAGCTCGTTCAGATTTAACTGGACCGGGTCATTTACAACGCGAGCCTTTGCGTTCGTGGGTTCCTAAAAGTGGTGAGTCAGTTGGATTCATTTTATCTACTCCCGCAAGATCGAGCGAAAGAACAACAAACAAAAGAACCAATATTTCTTGGGTTGTTTGGCCGTGAAATCTTTATTGCTTGCTCTTCTTATATTATTTTCTTTTTCTAGCTGTATAATGTTTAGAGGAAAACCAACAGGCATTGAGGCTCCATCTGTAATGAGAGGCGATGTTCACCATGCATATAATGTAACAAGAGACTGCCTCAAATCTCGAAATCTTCCATATAATAACACGTCAAAAAACTCTCTTATTACCATAGTTCCTAAAGCAGGAACAAGAAGAATTGGGAGAGAATGGATAATAAATTATAATGGCTTTGATGTTGGGGGATTGTTCTTTGGTACTTGCAAAGGAAGAACATTTAGAATATGGATTCCGGTTAATCCAAATAACCAAAGAGAATGGTCTATGGATGTTCTTCGACATGAATTTGGTCATGCACATGATTATGGTTCTCAGTGTCTGGGTAGGCATCCTCCTCATCTTGCTCCATGCTATCCTCGTTGGAGAGACATTCCGGGGTATTACACTCATTCGACTTTTTCTAATAATATAGTTTCATCCTTGTCTGTTGATGATGAGGGTATTCTCCGCAGTGAGATTGAATATATATATGAAGATGGTTCAGTTGTATATTTGACTATTCTTACAGATCCAACAGAACCAACTATACTCAATAAAATAAATCAAATTGATGATGCATTTTTTATTCAACTAAAACGAAAGTTGAATAAATAACTATATGGCTATTCCAAGAACACGAGAAGAACTAACAGATTACTGCCTAAGAAACTTAGGTGCTCCAGTAATTACAATTAACGTTGCACAAGAACAATTAGAAGATCGTGTGGATGAGGCAATTCAATTTTATCAAGAGTATCATTCAGACGCGGTCGTGAAGCACTATCGTAAACACACTATAGATGAAACTGATATTGAAAATAGATATATTTCTCTTCCTGAAAATATTTTATTTTTATCGGATATTTTACCATATACAACATCGAGCAGAAATATGTTTTCAATTGAATGGAGAGTTCAAATGGATAACATGTACGATTTAATGAATCCCGGCTCTTCAATTATTTCATATGAAATGTATAAGCAATTTCAGGAATTACTTTATAGAAAATTTGATCCAAGTTTTGCGCAAACCACACGCTTTAGTCGTCATAAAAATCGTGTTTATGTTGATTTAGATTGGGAGCGAGACGTCAAAGAAGGTGATATATTGGTTTTTGAATGCTACTCTACAATAAATCCAGATGAGTATGTAAGTGTATATAATGACTTGTTTTTGAAAAGATATTTAACCGCTTTAATTAAGAGAAATTGGGGAGCTAATACTAAGAAATTTAGCGGTATGACTTTACCTGGGGGTGTGGATATCAATGGTCAAAATATTTTTGATGAGGCACAGCAAGAAATTCGTGAAATGGAAGAAGAGATGGCATCAAGATATGAAATGCCACCAATGGGATTTATTGGATAATTAAATACATTTCGGGTTCCAATATTGTATAAATACAAATATGGAAGAAAAAGAATTATCGGCTATAAGATATTTTTTAAAAAATAATAAAATGTGTGGTCCGGTTTTACGTGGACTTGATACTGAAAAAATATATAATATTTGCTACATATATAGTCACGCCCCTAAATGCAGTATATGTGAAAATTCTGCAGCATTTGATGGGTTCAACCGTGGTTACAAACCAACCTGCTCTAATCCAGACTGTGTAAAAAAACATAGACAAAATGTAAATAAGTCTAATTTTAAAATTGGCACCAATAAGATTCAAAATAAGGCCAAAGACAAAAACTCCGAGTTTAAAGATAAATATCATGATTTGATAGTCGAGTTATATACGACCACTAATATGACTTGTAGAGATATATCGCTAAAATTGAATATTAATTATTCTACCACCCAGTCACTATTGAGAGATGGTGGATATACAAAAGATTATAAGACCAAAAAATGGTATATATCACAACAGAAAACACTGAAACAGAAATTAGAAAAGGCCAATCATCATATATTATCTAAAGATTTCAGAGATACTTGCATAAAAAATCAGTTGACAGCAGTCGAAATTGCAAAAAACCTTAATTGTTCTCCAAATTACATTAGTACAGAATTTAGAAGATTGGGTACACCCCTAAGGCAAAAGACTCAATCATCTATTGAGAGAAGTTTATTTGACGACATATCGAGTATTGTGAGAGCAAAACAGAGTGATAGAAATTTAATTAACCCTTTAGAACTTGACATAATTATACCACAACACAAGTTAGCAATTGAAGTAAATGGTGCATATTGGCATAGCAAAAAGGATAGAAACTATCACCTTAGAAAAACTAATCTCACCCAACAGTCGGGCTATCATTTATTACATTTTACAGATTATGATTTAAACATGAAATATGATATATGTCGTTCACTTATATTAGCAAATTGTGGTATATTCGATAATAGAATATATGCGAGAAATTGCACTATTCAATTTGTGAACACGGGGGATTATAAAAATTTTTGCAACGAAAATCATATTCAGGGGTTTTGTGGTGCAAGTATTAAATTGGGGTTATACCATAAGGATGAATTGGTTTCCATAATGAGTTTTGCCAAGCCACGCTTTAATAAAAAAATAGACTTTGAAATGATTAGATATTGTAATAAGCTGAATGTGCAAATAATTGGCGGAGCATCTAAGCTTTTTAATCAGTTTAAAAAATTACACCCAAATTCATCGTGTATATCATATTGCTCTAGGGATAAATTTACCGGAGATTTTCATAAATATCTAGGATTTGAATTAGAAAGAATAACACCTCCAGGTTATGTTTGGATATCTAAAGACGATATTAAAAGCAGATATCAGTGCCAAAAACATAAACTTCACACATCATTAACGGAAAATGAATATATGTCATCCCTGGGATATAATAAGCTGTATGATTGTGGTCAATTAGTTTACACATATAAATAATGATTATGAAAATATTACAAATCACCGCTGCAACTAAAAACAGTTGCTATGAGCATTGCATGCAATTTCACCCTGATATAAAAGTATTGCGCCCAGAAATTGATGATTGGGCCACTGGTACTAAGATAAAGCCAGGTGTAATATTAGAACACTTGCACATGGCAGATGCGCTATTGTGGGTAGATGCTGATTGTAGCGTTGAATTACCAGAAACAGCACCTAATATGGATTTTGATATTGGAGTATTTGATAATATTATAACACGTCACAAAAATAAAATTAGTGCAGCTTTTATATTATTTAGAAATAATGAAAACGCTAGACACTTTTTAAAAAAATGGCAACAAAATAACTTAAAACGAAGGTTAGACCACCCGGCTTTGATTGCCACAATTAATCAAACACAAGAAACTTGCAAAATAGTAAACCTATCTGATTGGCTAAAAGGTCGTTGTATAGTTAATGCGCATTTACCAAATAGAACACAAGCTGCAGGGTAAAGCAATATAGTGTTTTTATATAAATAATGATATGCCAACAATTAATAAGAGGAATTTTGCTAAATGAGTACAATAAGAAATAAATTAATAGTTAATCAAGGTACTACATTTTCAGTAAACGTGGAAATAGATACTGATATTGATTTGTCTGAGTACTCAATTAGAGGACAATTTAGAAAGAGCCACGGTTCTAAATATTTCACAGACTTTAATTTTTTTGTAATTAATGCGACCAATTTTCAAATGTCATTAACTCCATCTGAAACATCAACACTTCAATCCGGATTATATGTATATGATGTTGAAATTGAAAAAGATGGTGTTGTACATCGGATTCTTGAAGGTGATTTGCTACTGAGGCCGGAGGTTACACGTGAAAGCTAAAATCACCGGTCCGGACACAATTAAGGTATCAATTTCTCGGCCGACATCATCGTCGGCAAATGTTTCTTTTCCAGTCAACATCAAGGATGAATTAGACCGGAGAGATGAGGAAAACCGAAAAAGAGAAAATCATATTGGAACACAAGGCATTGAAACAATTGATGAATTAGAGACAGCATTAAATGAAAAGGCAGATGTTGCCGATATTAGCCTTGTGGGAAAAACAAATAATTATAATGATTTAAGTAATATACCAGACTTAAATTTTGATCCAATTGGTTCAGCTGATGTTGTTCAAATCAATTTAAATAATCACATAGAAAATGATTCAATTCACTTCATTCAAGGTGATATAGAAATTTCGCAAAATCAAGTAGTAGACTTGATTTCAGATTTACAAGATTTAGATGAGAAAATTGATAATTTAGATTTAAGTTCGTGGGATGAAGATGGCGCTGGTTATATAAAACCAAAAGATTCAAATAAAGTAAAGGTTGAACACATTGATGGTGCATATCCAAACACAAATCCCGAAGGTTTTATATCCAACTACATAGTATCTGAGGAAGATGTTAGACAGCACGAGGAAAGTTTAATTATAACAGAATCTCAAGTATCTGATTTAGATAAGTATACGCAAAAAGAAGTGGATGATTTACTTGATGATAAAGAAGATAATTTAACATTTTCCACAGGTCTTACTAGAACAGAAAATACTATTACGACAAATGATGGTCAAATAAATCATAATAATTTGCTTAACTCTCACAACTTAACTACAGATATTGATCATAATCAACTTACTAATTATGACGCAAATAGACATTTTTTGCAAAACGAAATTGAAATAAGTGAAAGCCAAATAAGTGATTTACAAGATTATTATTTAGCTTCTAATCCTGACGGTTTTATTTCTGAAATTAATTCGAATGATGTTACAACTGCTTTAGGATTTACTCCTGAAAATTCAGGAAACAAAGGTCAAAATAATGGCTATGCTTCTTTGGACTCAGGGGGAAAGATTCCCGCAACTCAATTACCTTCTACCGTAATGGAGTTTAAAGGTTCTTGGAATGCAGACACTAATACGCCAACACTAGCAGATGGAACAGGAAACTCAGGAGATGTGTATATTGTTTCAGTTGCAGGAACTCAAGACTTAGGCTCAGGAAGTATTGACTTTGCTGAAGGAGATTGGGTTTTATATAATGGAACTATTTGGGAAAAGTCTATTAACTCTAATAAGGTTGTTTCAGTTAATACACAACAAGGTGTTGTAGAACTAGACTCTGATGATATTCCTGAAGGCAGTTCAAACTTATATGATAAAACAGTTAGCTTCTCTGGTGGAACTAATGTAACAATTGGAGGAACTTATCCAAATTTCACTATTACTGACAATTCAATAAACTCAAGTGCTTTAGACAACTATGTTCCATATACTGGTGCTACAGATGATGTTGATTTGGGGAGTAATGATTTAACTTTAACTGGTAATATAAATGGTGGCAGAATTAATCTTTCAGATAGGATTATAATTAACTCCAGCACAGCAACACTTCCTTTGGATATTACTTCTGTAAATTCTAACCAAGTAAGATTTCCAGAGCCTTCTACAGGGTCTGTTGGGTTTAGATTAGACCATTCTAGTGGTACTAATTGGATATTTGACACAACTACTGATGGGGAAGATTTTAGGTTTACAAAGGGTGGAACTGGAGGAACTGAAGTTCAGATTTCAGTTCCGAGCAACAACCATAACAATACTGAAATTATTCTAGGTGGAAGCAATGGAATAATATTAAGGGGCTCTACTCCTAGTTTATTTAGGCACGGATTAAATAGTTTGGGTGATGTGGGTATCGGCACAACCTCTCCTGACGAAACACTCCATGTAGCAGGCACAGGATTGTTTGAAGATGATGTTCAAGTAGATGGAGTATTAAAACTAGAATCAAAAGGGTTTGGGTCTAGCAATGCTTCTATTACTTTTGAAGGTGCTTCTGCGTATATTGGTGCGGTAGGTGGGTTTATTGATCTAACAAGTATTAATTTAGGTTCAGGACAAATAAGAGGTAATGCAAACGGGGGTGCAAATATGTTTGGTAATACTTCTTTTACTGCTCCAAGATACTCGTTTAGAGGAGATTTAGGCACTGGTATAGGAGAAACGGCTTCTGATACTTTGGCGGTATATACTGACGGAGATGTCAGACTAGAAATTTCACCAACAGGAGAAAGCACTTTTACTAATGATGTAGATGTTCAAGGAGACCTAGGGGTTGAAGGAGATATTATTTCAGATTCAACCTATAAAGCAATAATTACTAAGATTACTATAGACGTCAACACTACTTTATCAAGCAACTCTGAAATAGGAAAAGTTATTACATTAGAAGATGATGTAAAACTTACTCTTACTGATTCTGAAAGCACTGTAATGCAAAGGTATTCAGTTATATTAAAACAAGATGCTACAGGAGGAAGAATAGTTACTTGGGGTAATGTTAAATTACCAGGAGGAGTATCACCTGTTTTATCAAGTTCTGCAAATTCAACAGATATTGTAGAATTTATATGGGACGGAACAAGTTGGCACTTAATAAACTTCATAGGTGATAGCCAATGATTAAATCAAGAAGTTTAAAGGCTTATTGGAAACTAGAGGGTAACGCAAAAGCGTTATAAAAGAATTAAAATATTCTAGTATAAATAATGATATGCCAGTTAATCCATACTTTAATCACAGCAATCCATCAAACGTGGATGCAAAACTTTATGAAGATTTAATCATCGAATCCATCCAAATTAAAGGATTTGATGTTTATTATATCCCTCGTGACATTGTTGAAAAGCATAAGATTTTCAATGAAGAGGTTTTGTCAAAATTTACTTCAGCATACGCAATTGAGGTCTATTTAACCGAGCAGGATGGATTTGGTGGCCAAGGCGAATTAATCGCAAAGTTTGGTCTTCAGATTAAAGAGTCCGCGACATTCCAATTTTCAAAGAGAAGGTGGGAAGAACTTATCATGTCAAATTTAAATGACATTGAGCAAAAAGTTCCACATGAAGGCGATCTATTATATGATCCCATTTCAAAGAAATTATTTGAGATTCGTTTTGTTGAAGATGAAGTTCCGTTTTATCAATTGGCTAACCTTCCGGTATATGAGGCTCAATGTGAATTGTTTGAATATGAAGGCCAGTCTCTCAACACTGGAGTTGATGAAATTGATGATCTTGAAAATATATTTGCTCCTCAGGTTCAAGTTTCGGTTAATCTCTCGGGGGGTGAATTTATTCAAAAAGAACCTCTTGTCATTACGCTAGACGGTGGAATTGAAGTGAATTGCACTCTTGGTGATATATATGAATTTGAAGACAACGAAATAATAATGGACCTACTTGCTATCACATATCCTGGGGGTAAATTTAAGAAAATAGGTCCCGGTGCAGCAATTATCGGCGAATTGAGTTCGGCCACTGCTACTGTCATTGAAGAAGTTGAAAAATTATCAAACGAAAAATATGGTAAAAATTCTATATTCAAAAAAGAAAGTTTTGATTTAATTGACTTTAGTGAAAACAACCCATTTGGAGAACTTTGATATGGGAATTAAAAGTAAAGACTATTTTTATTATGAAACAACACGAAAACTGGTAACCGTTTTTGGTGCAATGTTTAATAACATTCACACGGGGAGAAAGCTTTCAGATGGAACACTGGCTAATATGGAGCGTGTACCTTTATCTTATGGTCCCAGATCAAAATTTCTTGCGAGAATAACTGAAAGAAAAGCAAAAGATAATATTTCAGTGCGTCTTCCGCGAATGTCATTTGAAATTTCGGGTTTGGCATATGATACAGCCAGTAAGCTAAAGAAAAATAATATAATTCAATACTGTGATCCCGTGGGTAAAGCTTTTGCTGCAGTTCCATACAATATTAGTTTTGAGTTAAATATTTTTGGTAGAACACAAGATGATATGTTACAAATTTTGGAACAAATTCTACCAATGTTTAACCCCGATTATACTATTTCGATTAAGGGTTTAGAAGGACCGGGTACAACTACATCAGTACCCTTTATTCTGGGATCAGTAAATTTAAATGATGATTATGAAGGTGAATTAAATCCAGTGAGGGCTTTGGTATATACACTTTCCTTTAGTGCAAAAATTAGATACTTAGGCCCAATCAACAATAACGTGAACCTTATTAAGACCGCAGTTGTGTCTGTGTATGACAGCGAGACAGAAAACTTTTTTAAAAAAAATGTGGCAAAAGGTGATGATGAAGGCGAAATAATACTCAATGAGATTTCCTTTGTCGATTCTCGCGATGAATATAGATTAATTTTAGATACAAACGACACCTCGCAAATTCAAATAGGATCAGAGGTTGTCGGTGAGACGAGTAGTTATGGAGGTATTGTGCAAACAAACAATCAAATGGATGTCATAACTATCACGAATTTGGATAATTTGTTTGAGCCTGGAGAGAACATAATAGACTCAAATGGTAATTTATATCAAATATTAGATATTGCGATACAAAAATGAAAAAAACAAAGGAAAATATTTCCAACGCACTTTTGGCAGAACACAAAAGTGAAACGCGGGATTTGGCCAAAAAGGCTGAACAGATTATATTAAATCATGATGCCGAAGAGGATTATGATGAAGTCCGTGGTCTCTTAAAGGATTTGATCAAAAAGTCAAATGTGGCACTAGATGATCTTTTGAATTTGGCATCTGAGGCTGAACACCCTCGCGCATATGAAGTGTTGTCGGGTCTGATTAAAACCACGGCGGAGGTTGGTGATCAATTAATTGGTTTACAAAAAACCAGACACACCCTGAATGATTTAAATCAAGGAGATAAACCGGCGGAAAGTAATTTCACCGGAGCTGCCACAAATAATTTTTTTATTGGGAGTACAGAAGAATTGCAAAGACTCATTAAGGGAAAAAAAGATGAGGTGATTGATGTTGGGTCAGATTAAAGATGGATATTTAGGAAATCCTAAAGTTAAAAGAGATGGGATACAACACACGTATTCTCATGCGGAAGTTCAAGAGTATATTCGTTGCAGTCAGGATCCTGTTTATTTCACTGAAAAATACATGAAAGTGATTCACCCTGACCGAGGTTTGGTATCTTTTAAATTATATGATTATCAAAGAAAAATTGTAAATCACTTTAATGAAAATCGCTTTTCAATTGTATTGAGTTGTCGACAATCGGGTAAAACTGCTTCAACTACTGCATATTTGTTATGGAAAGCACTCTTTTCACCAGAAGAAACAATTGTAATTTTGGCAAATAAGGGGTCAACCGCAAAAGAAATTCTCGGTAGAATTACACTAGCGCTAGAAAACGTTCCGTTCTTTCTACAACCCGGTTGTAAAGAACTAAATAAAATGTCAATCTCGTTTTCAAATAATACACGTTTAATTGCTGCTGCAACCTCATCCAACAGTGTACGTGGTATGTCGGCTACTATTTTGTATCTTGACGAGTTTGCGTTCGTGAATAAAGCATCCGAATTTTATACCTCAACATATCCCATTATTTCATCTGGTAATAAAACCAAGGTGATCATTACCTCAACACCAAATGGTATTGGTAATATGTTTCATCAAATTTGGACAGCGGCGGTTCAGGGCGTTTCCGAATTTAAGCCTTTTACAGTAAATTGGTGGGATGTCCCAGGTCGAGATCAAACTTGGAAAGAAAAAACCATTGCAAATACTTCAGAAGCTCAGTTCAGACAAGAGTTCGAGATTGAATTTGTCGGTTCGGGCAATACCTTAATTGAAGCCAATACTCTTCTTGCTCTAAGACACGAAAAACCAATTTCGTTAATGCAAAATGGGTTGCTTAAAATATATGAAGAACCGATAAAAAAGAATGAAGAAAACTCCAAAGATCATTTTTATATAATGACTGTTGATGTGTCACAGGGGCGTGGCCAAGACTGTTCGGCTTTTTCAGTATTCGATATAACAACCAAGCCGTTTAAGCAGGTGTGCACTTTTGCAGACAATAGAATATCTCCTTTAATTTTTCCAAATTTAATTGTCAAAATTGGAAAGTATTACAATGATGCGCTATTATTAGTGGAAAACAATGGCCCTGGGCAAATCGTCTGTAATAGTATTTGGTATGATTATGAATATGAAAATCTTTTTGTTGAGTCAGCACTAAAGGCCGGGGGTCTCGGTGTCACACAGACGAAAAAAACAAAACGAATTGGTACATCTAACCTAAAAGATTTTGTTGAGGCAGGAAAACTAAAAATTGTAGATGATGAAACAATTAAACAATTATGTTATTTTGAAGAAAGAGGTAGTTCATATCAAGCCGCGAATGATCAATTCGATGATTTAGTAATGACGTTGGTTTTGTTTTCTTGGTTTTTATCATCTCAAGCCTTTGGTGCATATGATGACTTAGACTTAAAAAAAATGATTTTTGAATCTGAATTGAAAAAAATTGATGACGAAATGGTAGATTTCGGTTTGCTTTTGGATGCGACGTCGGATAATTCGCTGCCCGATGAATACGCTAAAATGAAAAATGACTTAATGGATTGGAAAATTTGAGAAATATAAATAACTATAATTGAAAGTGAAAAATCTTAACATGAAACCTTATTATAAAAACAACAATGAACAAAGGATAATTAAATGTCATTTTTAGTCTCTCCCGGCATTCGCACACGTGAAATTGATTTAACTGGTATTGTTCCAGCTGTATCAACTTCGATTGGTGGTTTCGCTGGTAAATTCCAATGGGGACCTATAGGTGAAACGGTAAATCTTTCGAATGAGAAAGATCTCGCCAGAAGTTTTGGAATTCCTACAAAGGAATTTGCAGAATCTTATCACACTGCGGCCGCATTTCTTAGATATAGCAGCGCACTAATTGTAGCGCGTGCAATCAACGATGATGCCAGAAACGCATCCACTGGCGAAGCCGGCGCATACCCTGAGCACTTTTTAATTAGAAATCGTGATGATTTCGATGGTGCTCTTGCTTCAACATTTACTGCTAACTTTTATGCAAGATATCCCGGCGAGTACGGAAATAGTCTTGAGATTATTGCACAAGTTGCAGGATCAAAAACACGATATGATATTGAAGCAATAGAAGTTAATAACGGCGAAGTCGAAATTACCTTGGACCTTGAGGACCTCGGCGTAATTGAAGACGGTGAAGAAATCTTTCTTCTTGGAGTAAGATCCAGCGGTGATTTAATTACAGCTTTAAATACTTCGCAAATCTTTATCGGAAATACCGTTTTGGTTGGTGGAAAAGTTGTAGGAACAGTCTTCACAGATTCCGGTTTAACCGAGGAGTTTGATGCTAGCTCTTTCACGAATACCACATTTTCGGTGACACAGCTCGAAACCGCGCAACTAACAACCCGCGCCGCAAGAGACATTGAGCAAGCTTTTACCACACGCCCAGGTACTTCATCTTATGCGGCAAAAGCCGGCGTTGAAAATGATGAATTACACGTCATGGTTGTTGACCGAGATGGAAGATTTACTGGAACCCGTGGTGCAGTATTGGAAACCTTTCCTAATCTTTCCGGTGCGGTTGACGCAAAACGCGACGATGGCGCATCTGCATACTATAAAACCGTAATTAATCAAAGATCTAATTACATTTTTGTTGATAACCTTGATGGAATTATGGTTGGTGCAGACACTGAAATTGCCGATGACCCATCTTCTGCTTTATTCTTGCCTGCATTTGCTGGTGCTGCAATTACTAAGGTAATGGAAGGCGGAGACAACGGCGACACAATTTCTAATGACGGCGTGTATGAAGCCCTGGAACTTTTCAAAGATCCCGAGACATTAGATGTAAATCTTCTTTTTGCAGAAAACGACGTCGAAGGTCAAACAACCGTTGCTCGAAAACTCATTCAAGTTGTTGAAGGCAGACAAGATTGTGTGGCATTCATTTCGCCAGATACTGAAGTGTATAAGTTGTCCACAGATAGCCAAAAGCTGAATAAAGTATTAGGAAAATTCAATACTATTTCTTCTACTAGTTTTGCGGTTTTTGATAGCTCACCCGTATATATCTACGACAAATATAACGATAGATACATTTGGACTCCAGCATCAGGACACATTGCAGGTCTTTGCGCGAGAACAGATGAAGTTGCAGATGCGTGGTTCTCTCCCGCTGGTTATAACCGTGGTATTTTACTTGGCGTCGCAAAGCTTGCCTATGTGCCTAAGCAAAATGATAGAGATGAACTTTACAAATCCCGAGTAAATCCTCTTGTGTCTTTCCCAGGTGAAGGTGTTCTTCTCTTTGGTGATAAGACTGCGCAATCAACCGCGTCTGCTTTTGATCGTATTAATGTGAGAAGACTCTTCATTGTTCTACGAAAAGCAATTGCAGAAGCATCAAAGAGACAACTCTTTGAGTTCAACGACGAATTTACACGAGCACAATTTAGAAATCTTGTAAATCCATTCCTTAGAGATATTCAAGGTCGAAGAGGGATTACTGACTTCCGCGTTGTTTGTGATGAAACAAACAACCCCGGCGAAATAATTGATTCTAACAGATTTGTTGGAGATATTTTTGTGAAACCGGCACGAGCAATTAACTTCATTTCTCTTAACTTCATTGCCACACGGACTGATGTTGAGTTTGAAGAAATTATTGGACAATTCTAAGGAGATAACTAATGTCAAATACAAAAAACAATCTAAACGCATTTAAAGCAGAATTGGGCTATGGTGTACGTGGAAATCTTTTTCGCGTTAACATTGGCATCAACACATTTCTCGTTAAGAGTGCAAACCTTCCAGGTGTAACACTCGGAGATGTGAATGTTCAGGTTTTAGGTAGAACTTTGAAACTACCTGGCGACGTGTCCTTTGGTACTTGGTCTGTTACAGTTCTTAACAATGAGAGCTTTAACGTTAGGTTATTCCTAGAAGACTGGGTCAATACACTAGCTGAAGGTACTCTCATTGAAAGAGACATAACCGTTGAATCGCTAGATAAAAAGGGAGGCGTGTTAAAAACACAAGTGCTTATCAACGCATTTCCGAAAAACATAAGTGAAATTGGATTATCTTATGATAACGCCGATGCTCTCACTGAGTTTACTTGCGATTTCGAATACCAGTACTGGGAATAAGAAATAATAATAGAGATGCTCAGATGTAGTGTCTGAGCATCTCTTATAAATATAATTATGAGTGAAAAAAAGGGATTAAATATCTTTGGTTATGAAATAACCAAAAAAATAGAAAAAAGAAATGATCTGAAAGAAAAGGAAATACCTGAAGTCTTTCCGGATTATGAGGATGTGGCCGACGTCATAAATGTTGGTGCTGGTCACTATGGGCAATATTACGACATTGCCGGAGGTGATACAGATACAATAAATGATCGCGACCTCATATATCGATATAGAGGTGTCGCAGAACATACCGAAGTTGATCTTGCGATAGGCGAAATCGTTAACGAATCAATTTCAACGCTTGAACACGGGCCACAGGTCGATGTGGTTCTCGACGATTTGCCATATAATGATACAATTAAAAATCACATTTTTGGTGAATTTGATGGCATTTTAAAACTTCTTAACTTTTCAAATGTTGGTGTTGAATTATTTAAACAGTGGTATGTAGATGGAAGACTATATTGTCATATTACAATTGATCCCAGCAATCCAGAATTAGGAATTCAAAAACTTACAATTCTTGATCCAACGTGTTTAAGAAAGGTAAAAGAAATCAAAGAGGAACGCGACAACAAAACTGGTGTCGTAGTTAGAAAAACAGTTAGCATTTATTATGCTTATAAACCATCTGAAGAACAAAGAAAATATTTTGGCAACACTGAGGAAATAATTCTATCAGATGAATCCGTTGTGTGTGTCACATCTGGTGTTATGGATATTCGGAAAAAAAGAATATATTCTTATATTCATAAAGCACTAAAACCTATTAATCAATTAAGATTAATGGAAGACTCCTTGGTGATTTACCGATTGGCAAGAGCTCCAGAAAGAAGAATTTTTTATATTGACACCGGCAATTTGCCCAGAGGAAAGGCCGAAGAATATGTCAAAAATATAATGTCTCGTTATCGCAATAAAATCGTTTATGATGCTAATACAGGTGAGGTTAAAGATGAACGCAAGCATATGACAATGCTTGAAGATTATTGGCTACCACGACAAGAGGGGGGACGAGGAACCGAAATTACAACTCTTCCGGGCGGAGAAAATCTTGGACAAATTGAGGACGTTGAATATTTTAGACAGCAGGTGTATAAGAGCTTAAATATTCCGGTCAGCAGAATTGAACCAGAAGATGCATTTTCATCGGGTCGCGCAACTCAAATTAGTAGAGATGAAGTAAAATTCCACAAATTCATTAATCGCCTAAGAAAAAGATTTTCCCGATTATTCCTTGAATTAATTCGAACTCAGCTATTGCTCAAATCAGTTATTCACGAATCTGATTGGGATGATATGGTGAATAATATAAAATTTGATTATAATCAAGATAATCATTTCTTTGAATTAAAAGAATTTGAGGTTATGTCAGATAGATTGAATATATTAAGAGATACCAGAGATCATTTGGGTGTATATTTTTCTCATAAGTGGGCACAAAAGAATATTCTAAAACTATCGGATGATGAAATCGAAAAAATGGAAACAGAAATTAGAGAAGAAGAAGAATCTGGTAAATATAAAAAAGATGATGGGCGTTTCTAAGTTTAAACACAAAAATATATAAATAAATACATGAAACAAGAAATCAAGAATATAATTTTGGCGGTTAAAAGTGGGAACGAAAAAGTTGCAATGGAAAATCTATCGCTAGTGCTTTCAGACAAAATGAATTCAGCAAGTGAGGCTAAAAAAATAGCTGTTGCTAAATCAATTTACGGTGCAAAATGAAGTTAATAACAGAATACAATCAAAATGTTCAATATTTGACAGAAGATACCTCTGATGGAAAAAAGAGAACCTTTATTGAAGGTATTTTTATGCAGGCGGAAATTCAAAATAGGAATGGGAGAATATATCCCAAGTCCGTTTTAGAAAGCGCCGTCAATAAATACATAACCGATCAAGTTGCTAGAGGTAGAGCTGTTGGTGAATTAAATCACCCCGAAGGCCCAACAATTAACCTAGATAAAGTTTCTCACAAAATTGTTGAATTGAAATGGTCCGACAATGATGTTTATGGGAAAGCTCAAATTTTAAATACTCCGATGGGACAAATCGTCGAGGGCTTAATTGATGGTGGTGTTCAGCTGGGGGTGTCTTCTCGTGGTATGGGAGGTGTATCGGAGAGAAGTGGCAAGTCATATGTTCAAGAAGGATTTATATTATCGACTATCGATATAGTTCAAGATCCATCTGCCCAAAGTGCCTTTGTAAATGGCATTATGGAAGGTGTAGAGTTTGTTGTAACACATGATGGAAAAATTGAAGAGTATGTAGATAATATGAAAAAAAGAATACATAAAACACCATCAAGAAGACTTGAAGAACAACAAATAAAAGAATGGAATAAATTTTTGTCGGTCTTAAAGGGTTGATAAAAATAAAAATTTTATAAATAAATATAAGGAATTTAACAATGATTACAAAAGAAAAAACATTAGAAGAACAGTTGACCGCCGAAGAACTTGCGGCACTTAAAGAGTTGGCTGAGGGAAATCCCATCGATAATTTCGGAGATAAAAGAGCCGAACCTTTTAAAAAGAAAAAGGATGAGGAAAAAGACCTTGAGGAAGAGGAAGAGGAAGAAGACCTTGAGGAAAAGGTTAAGTATCCGCATTCAATGTATGATCCTGATTCTGGTGAAGAGGTTGTCGTCCAAGACGAAAAAGAGCACGAGAAGTATGAAAAAATGGGTTGGGTTCACGAAAAACCGGAAGAAAAAAATCTTAAAGAAACAATAAAAAAAGTATTGCTAAAGAAAAGCGAAGAAAAAGAAGACGACCTTGAAGAGGAAGAGGAAGACGACCTTGAAGAAGCCTGCGCTAAAAAGGAATACAAGGAAGAGGAAAAGGAAGAAGACCTTGAAGAAGAGGAAGAGGAAGAGGAAGACCTTGAAGAAGCTAAAAAGGAATACAAGGAAGAGGAAAAGGAA